GAGGAGAAACTCGCGACCCCAGCGCCGGTCAGATTTTCACCTATGGGTATGGCCAGGAATTTGCCCCGTCTCGGCAGGATTGTTTTTTGCTCATCGGTCAGAAGCCATTTGTACTTAGCTACCGCCGCATCGTTCCTGACACCAACAACACCCTCTAACGGCCCCGCCATCCAGCCCTGGACGGCGTTCTTGAGGGCTTTTGTTCTGGTTTTGAGAGATTGGCCGCTTAAATATTTCTCGCCAACGTTACCTGCAGCAATATTAGCACCTACAGCCAGGCCCTTCGAACAGCCAGCAAGTACAGCCTGGCCCATGGAGCCGAGCTCGCTAACCACCTTCTGAAAATTCGGGCCCATCTCCACCTGGATCATCATAATGACGGCTTCCTGTATTTTTTGAGGACCTGCTCGACGAGAGGCAATAGTTTTATTGCAGTGAATTTGCTAATCGAGCCGCCTTCTGCACTGACACCGGCCAGGCCGATGTCATCTTTTCTTTTGAAGAGAAACGTACCCTGCTCGATTGCCGCTTCCCGCAGGTCATCCGGCATAGCGTATTCACCAGCGCCTGGTGTCTGGCCGGCTGAGCAGTAGCCTCCGCGATAAATTACCTGGATGCTGTCCTCGGTATCCTGCCACTTCGAGCGGATACAATAGAGAATGCCGTTCTTGCCGTTGCGGAGTTTGCGCCACGCCGTATCTTCGACCAGTGCATCGGCGGCGTCGAAGTCGTAGAGAATAGATTCCTTAACGGACGTTATACCGACAATCGGCCAGCGGTCCAGCTGCAGGTACTGACCGCAGCCTGTAAAATACTCAGTGACATCAGCGGCGTTTACGATAAGCTCCCGGTGGGTGAAACTATTGAACAATGACTCGACGCCCCTGGCGATCGTTGCCAGGAGCTGGTCGTTTTCAGTGTCGGACAGCCCAAGCCGGTCCTTGAGGTCCGCTACCGTGCAAATCCGCCCTACCGACGAATCGGCGAGTAGCCAAGCGCTGGCTGTGGTGTCCTCACCGGCTGCACACAAGGCCCGTATGCGTAAAAACTTTGCTGTTTCGGTAAATGTACCGGTCTTTGCCGAACCTGAGGCAATTGGTACAGCCGGAACGCCTGCGTGCTGGTCCAGATCGGCGGTAACCCCGCCATCGTCGGATGTATCAATTTGCACGTCGGTAATATCGTTGGCTGAGCCGCCGCCGGCGTTTTCTACCTGGACCGTGAAGCCGGAGACCTGCTCGATGTTGACCCAATCGTTAAGGGTTGTCAGGTTCTCGTCTATAGCTACAGCGGCAACTGATTTTGCTACGAGTTCAGCCATGATTCAAAGCCTCTTTAAACGCCGTAAAAACTACTTTGTACGGTAGTCCGCAGGATGCCTTCCGGCATTACTGCCCGGCTTTCCCGGCCTCATCATTTTATCCTTCGGCGACTCCATCGATTTGCTTGACGCCTGACCCGTCGATTTGCTTGACGCCTGACTCGTCGATTTGTCTGTCGACGGAGTTTGCCGACTGTTCAGATTCTGGTTTTGCATTGTTCGTGTCCTTTGTTTCGACAGGGGCACTGGTCAAGGCAGCGGCGGTGGCTTTGGCTTCAGCCTCTGCCTTTTTCCTAACCTTCTCCTCTGCTTTTTTCTTTGCGTTTGCAATAGCGGCTTTGATTCGGCCGGCGGCGGCAGCCAGGTGGTCAGCCTTGGCCTGAGAATCCTGGGCGTCGAGCTCCTTTAAACCAGCCTCGGCAATAGCGACTTCGAGCAGGCCCTTGGCCCGCATGTCCTCGAGGGCTGTTTTTTCGGCGGTGCGCACCAGGCCCTTGAGTTTTTTTAATTCGTTGTTGCTCTTGTCCTTTTTCTCGTGAAGCTGTTTAGCGGCTGCCCTGGCTTTGTCAGATACGGTTTGGGTCGCCGCTGCCTTCTTAAAGAGGCCTTCCTTCGCGGCGATTAGTTGCTCGGCTTCACCCCGGAGCTGGTCGGCTTTTGACTGGGCTGCCTGTGCCTGCGATTCGGCCTCGGTCAACTTGGCTGATGCGCGGTCCTTGTGCTCGTCCCAGGGCGCTCTACATCGCCTATAGCAATCCTTTGGGATGTGCTCGAGCAGGTCCTCGGGGATGTCCATCCGATGGCCTTTGAGAAAGGTGCCGATGCCGCCGATGTAAGTTTCTTTCATAAGTACCCACATAGTTTATACCTCACTTGATAATGTTAATTTTAGATATCCGCCCGCCGCCGAAACGACGGGCGGATACATTATTCAATTGCCTAACAATCAAGCCTTGATGTGTTCGAGCAACCCCTGCTCGGCTGCAGTACCCGGACCTCTTTCCGGCCTGGACAAGATGCCGATAATGCAAAGGGCGGCGCCGGGGGTACCATCGCCCGAATGCGGCGCCTGTACCTGCATATAACGCTTGTGCGTCTTGGTCAGGTCGATATCGATGGCAAATAATTTACCATCTTCACTATCGGCGATGGCATCAGCAAGAGCAGCGCCGCTAACAGCGGTGTAACCGCCGCCCGTCGTATCGCATTCTTCGACGAGCGGTGCCGTTGTTTCGGCGGTCGAACCAATGGGAGCGGAGGCCGTAATGACGCCGGTGATGAACAATACGCGAAGGTGGTTCCAGCCCTGCGTGTCGATGTAGGTATTGGTGTCAAAGTCGCCGTTATTCTTGATCTGAGGGGGGGTCAAAATGCCTATCATCATATTTTGAATGTCAATCATTTTTCAACCTTTCAATCATGGTTAATAACTCAGTAACTTTGCTTCTCTTTTCATCAGCTCCTCTACACGAGCTATTGACTGCTGCGATTATTAAGCAGCCAAAATCAATCCACAGATAGGACCGGCTTTAGTGGTATCGCCTACGCCATGGACCGTCGGTGCCACACGCTCAGTACCACGAATGCCGATCTGGTCGGTTGTAAAATATGCTTCGGTGGAGCGGTCAATTGTCAGCTTTCTGCGGTCGCCGAGGTAAGCACCCAATTTCAAATTGCCAAAAATTGCGGCAATCTGGCTGGCAGCTGCCGTTTTCGGCATTGCAGCGCTGAATTCAACGGGGTAGCCCATGAACGTCCTTTGACGAGTAACGGCTCCGGTAAGCATCTCGGTAGCGTTGGCGCCGCCGGCAGCCATTGCCAATCTTACCATTACGCTGTAATAGAACGTCCTGCTGCAATACCATTTTGTATTGTCATCGTCAGCGATATCCGGCAATATTGAGAGACTGCCCTCGAAATCAGCCGCAACCATTGTCGAATAGACCTTGGTAGTTGCGACATGAAGCGACTTGATGTTGGCTATGGTTGCATCAACGGCCCGAAGGGCGCCGGTGATACCGGTATGACCAAAGTAGGTGCTCGTGCCATCGCCGAGGAAGCCGACCTCATCTTCTTTTTTGGCGAATGCGTAACCAATCAGGAAGCCAATCAACTCGCCGATCGCAATGGTAGCGTCTTCATTCAGTTCGGAGTCGAGCGCTGTCAGGGTCATCCATTTTTTGGCAGTTAAACCAACGCCCTTAAACGCCGCATCTGAGAGGGTCGGTGCTACGCCGGAGCCCGGACAGTAGACGGTCAGGCCCGATGTCAGCGTGGGTGCAATGGCACTATCAGAGGCCATCGGGTATTCGAGAACATTGCGACGGAAAACACCGTATTTTTCAACGAGCAGAATTATGTTCGGGATTAATTCCGTCGGGACCAGGATACCGCCGGTGGTTAAAACATCCTCGCCCATGGCCTTTTCATCTTTCTCAGTAAATCGTTTCAGCTCAATACCCCTATTGACCAATTCTTCGTTTGCCCTTTTGTTGTTGAATATTGTTGCGAGGACAAAAAGGCCAGCGAGCTTCGCCGTTTCCAAATCGCCCCACATGCCGTTGTACATGCCCTGCGGGGTCTTGATTGCAGCGAATCTGTTTCTTCTGATGGCCTTGACCTGCTCTGCGAGGTTGTCGAAGTTGCTCTTGAGGCCCGGCACATCCTCAAGCGTGTTGAAGTGCTGTTTAAATTCCTCGTGCTGGAGAAGGGCGTCCGCGAGGGCCTTCAGGAATTCAGAGTTCGTTGCCAGGCCCTTATGGGTGTCCTGCAACATTTTTTCAATTAGCGCTATTAATTTGTTTTCTTCCATTTTACTAACCCTTATTCGAAGTGAAGTTTTCGATTGCAATACTTAACGCTTTGAGTAGTTGCTCGGTTTTGTGGTTATCACTGCACGGGCCGGATGATTCAGGGTCAGTACCGAGCATTCGCCCTGCGAACCCGTCCGGGTCAGCGATTATTAACGATTTGATTTCGTCGAGCTCAGACTCGACAAAGGTTTTTAAGCCTGAAATTTGTTTTGACATATCCGCAAGTTTTTCGTCAGCCGAGTCCCTTTGTCCTTGATTTTGGCCGGGACCCGGTCTTTCGACTCTTCGCATTTGGCCTCCGCATTCGGGGCATTTTAGGTCATTGCAATGCGTTTCGCCCGTTATCTTATGGCCGCATTCGATACATTCACAATGATAGACATCGTCTTTTCTCCTGTCGAACATGCCTTTTGTTTTAACCAGGGCCCCACGATTGGCACCAACGGCGACACAGCTAACTTCCAGCAGCTCAAGCTTTGTTGTGACGAATATTTTCCTGCCATCCTCCTCATCCTGTCGCCATTCCAGGTCTATAAAGCCGATGGAAACAGCCCTTTGATGACCATCCCGATAGTTAATCCAATAGGTTTCGGCGTTCTCTGTAACGGAAAAGACGATGTCCATGTCCACCTCGTTTTCCATCGGCTTAAAGGATTCGGGGGGGGCATGACCGATTACGGATGATTTACCCGTTGATAAACGATGCTGATGGTCGCCGAGGACCACGGGGTTTGTTGTGTAAAGCTGAAGGGCGTCAGCTATCGCACTTATTTCGATGCGTTCGTTATGCCGGTCGATTTCGGCCTTAGAGATACAAACAGTAATTTGCCGATTATCCACATCGACACTCTTGACTTTCGGGTAGAAAAACTTCATTTTTTCCATTTTTTAGTCCTCGCTTTCTGCCGCCGCCTTTGGCGGAGGATTTCGCATGTCGCTGTAAGAATAAAATTTCAGATTAGCAAAGTAAGCCAGGCCGAAAGCCTTGCCAGATGCTCGTCTGGCTATTTCGAGGCAGCGGCAATTGATTATATTGCCGGCCGAGCCTGCAGGGTCGCCCGGATACATCAGCATCTCTCCATCGACCTCGAAGGGTTGCTCGAGGGGAATGCCTTCTGCATATTTTACACCGGCATTTTTATGAGAATCGCGGACCTCCGTATCGCCGGATGTAATCCAGGCCTTCAGCTCCACTCCCGCCTGGCCCATGCCGGCGTGACGTCCGGTGCCGACGGCACCTGCCGTCTGGGTGCGGGCGATTCCCAGTGCCCTTGCCCTGTTGGAGCCGAGCGTAGTTTTGATGCGGGCCGTCAATTCATTAAGACCTTCGCCGGCTTCCAGGCCCTGACGGAGCTGCCGGGCAACCATATTTTGAGTTGTACGATTAATGCCGGTTATCTTATGCGTTGAGATAACGCGCTTGCCTTTTATCCATGCGATGCGTTTTGCTTGTTCGGCAGCCTCATCAAGAGGTTTGCCTGAGAGGCCTAAAATTTCAGAAAGACTTTGACGAATCCCAAGCTCGCTCGCCTTTTCAAAGAAGGTATGATTAATGACTTTTATTTTGCCGGCCTCGACTTTCAGGTCGAATACGACGCGAGCAATAACCTGGTCGGGGTCAGCCTTTTGGGCCTTGAGCTCGGAGAGGGCCTTTTTGAGCTTGCCCAACAGAATCCGCTGCTGACGGACGAAAAATACCCGCATCGCATTTTGATACTCCCGTTCAATGCCGAGCCAGCTCGTTACCCAGTTTCGCCAGAGGCGCAGCCGCTGCTGCTCATCGGCCTTGGCTGCTTTTTCGGCGTCAAGAAGTTCGGCTATGCCCTTAGCAGCCGTAGAAATTGAACTGCTCTGTTCTTCACCTGAAGGCTCGCCCTCCGGCATGGATGGTCCCGTGATTCCCTCGGTGCCGGCCTCGAGGATGTACCTGGCGGGGACCTGGCCCATGCCGACCCACCAGTCACTGCCCCAGGGAGTGTCCTGGTACGGCAGGTCGTGGGCTACGACAATGTCATTTACAGGTATGCCGGCATCGGTGAACTTGAGGACCTTCTCGCCGACCTCCCGCTGGGCCCGCTGGACGGTCGGATGCTGGGTCGAATCGAGCCATAAGAATACCTTGGTTTGCTTGGCAACGGCCTTATTGCAACCATCGCGATAAGCAGCTCTCCTGGTTAAGGGCAGATGCTTACCGCCCTGGTACAGCTTCGTGTTGACGAGTTCGACCGCTTCTGATTTGCCGCTGTCCGTTGCATAAAAGCGTGAAAGAATGCCCGTAGTTACTGCCCCTGCAAAGAGAGAAGCCAGGGGGATAATAGTATTGAAAATGAAATCTTCCTGGGCCGGCCCGTGCGAATATTGTGCTTCGGTGACCAGGCCGGCAACGCCCGGGGGGACACCGAAGGCAGAGCATATCTTTTTGTCGGACAATTCCATTATCTCGGCGACCTGCATGTCCGTCATCTTCATTGCAATTGTTTCGGCCTTGAGGCCTCCGGTAAGGACCGCTGTGCGTTTGGTATTGGCAGCGCCTTTGTGCCGTGCGTCGAATGTCCCACGAAGCGCGTTCTGTTGCTCGGGGTCGAGCTTGCCGGGGGCCGTCAAAATAATGCCCGGCTCAGCGCCGTTGGCTAATGCGGCGGCATTGTAGAGGGCGGCTGAATAGCTGTAATCCATACTCAGTTTGCTTGCGTCGAGAGGACCGAGGCCGTGAAAGCGGTCGTACGGATTAAAGTTCTTCCACTGATAAACCTCATCAGGACCAAGCCGTATCCGCTGGCCGCCGATTCCTCGAAACTCCCAGGCGAGCAGCTGGCCGGCTGCCGTGCCGTCGCTGGTAAGAGGACGCATCTGGGCGCCTGGTACGACCATTATATCTTTGGGCCGGCGGCCCTGCGCTTCCAGGAAGACAAAGAAGACATCACGGCTCAGGCTGTAATGGCCAATGGCTTCGGTGACAAATCGTTCCCACGTCATAGAGAGATTATTAAAGAGCAGGTCATAGACGGGGCCGGACTCGACTATTTTCTCGTCGATAGTGGAGAGGACCGGAGGCAGGCCCATTATAGCTCGGATAAGTTTCTCAACGCAGGTAAAGACCAGGGCGACCTGTTTGTACGGTTTGGTTGGCTTGCTACCTTGAGTATCGGGCATGTCTTCACCGGCAAGCCACGACTGGGCGAGCCGGCTCAGGCCGAAGGACTTCTTTTGGTCTTCGACCTGTTGGTCGACGGCGACCTTTAACATCTCAGCGGCTTCCGTGCTTAGTCTCTGAGTCATAGCAAAATACACTCCGGAACTACGATTGTCTGGGCGGCCTCGCAAGATAATGCAAAGGCCCAGAAGTCATCGGCATGTCCCTGGTCGGTTGCAGCTGCGTCGTAACGAATATTACCGGCCAGCGTGACGGTCTTTCGCACGGAATGGAAACTCTCTCGCGTCTGTGTATCAGCGGGGACCCTGCAGCGGCGGTCCTGGAACCGGCCAAGCGATATGCTTGCCAAGTGCTCCTTGATAGGAGCGGTGAATTTTACCTTTTCGACCCGGTAGCTGCCGAACCTGTCCTGTGCCGATTCGACGAGCATGTCGCCGATACCGGTAGCGTCAATACAGGCCCGCCGGATGTTTTGGTTGCTCAGCAGGTCGGAGATCACCTGAAGCTGCACGTGGTAAGGTGTCTTGCGCAGGGTTACGACTTTGCGGGTAATTACGATATCGCCGACCAGCTCGGAGACCCATAACTTGGTCAGGTGCTTTTCCCGGCCGATGTCGCCGCCGAGGAAATAGTCTCGGCTACCCTCGGTGTGAGGCACGAGCGGCTGGAGGCAGTTCGGGTCTTCGCAGCCCTGATATAAATCATAAGGTATGAGTGCGACAAGGGCGGTGGACGGGATGCACATATACTCCTGGTTCCAGGCGTCCTCGTTGCGACAGCGTGCCCTGCATTCAGCCAGGAACCGCTTCCGGGCTTCCTTGTCTATGTGCTTTAGCTTATACACTTTCTCAGCCAGGCCATGGTCGACCGCTACCGTTATCGGTGTACGGTGAAAGCTCCATTGCAGCGACTTGGCCTCTTTAAAGCTTAGCTCACCTCCCAGGACGCGTTTTATAAGCCGGATTACGCGATTGAATTCGGATTCCTCACCGTTGTGTGTAGAGAGGATGCGGATATCATAGCCCCAGGTGGTCGTAGGCATTGCAGCATCCAGCATCTCGCGGGACTGGTCGTGCCAGGCGAATTCATCGAGGACAACATCTCCACCTTTCGACCTGAAGCGGCGGGGGTTGCTGGACATGCAATTGACGCGGCTGCCGTTCGGAAACTCAATAACATAATTATTGAATTTGTAACCCCTATCGTCCTCGAGCTCTTCGATGACCTGTTTGGCGGCAGCGTCGAGCATCTCACACCACTGCCTGCAATATAACGCGTATTCGTAGGCTGCCGATTCATCGGCACTGGAGAACCACAAATCACGACGGTAATCTATAGAATTGCGGAGCCTGCAGGATTTATAGCTGTCGGCGTAGGTGGCGCCGATGCGACGACTCTTTTCCCAGAGCGAAGCATTATGCTCGTCGACAATCCATTCAACCTGGTAGGGAAGAAAATAACCCTTCGGTAATGCGTCTTTTTGTGCTACGATTTTACTACTCCCAAGTATTCGTCCATGACTTCCTGAATTACCTTTCTGTTTACGCCGGCCTTGCTCAGCTTTTTCTTTGCTGTCGCGGCGGCCTTTTTGACCTTCGTGGCGAGCTGGTCGCGGATGTAGGTGTCGGCCTTGATACTGACCTGTGTACAGTCGCGGACGGCGGCGGCGACCTCCTTTGCCTGCCTGCTGTTCAATTCGTCGGTACAGACGAGCTCAAGCACCCTCGCCGTTATCATCTCGGCGGCGGCCTTCTGGGTTTCAGGCGCGTTTTCGGCGCTAATGTTTTTCATCACGCCGCGTACTATTTCAGCACGGGTGCGCAAGAGCTCGAGGCCGAGAAGCTGCTTGGCCCAGCGCCCGACTGCAGAGCTGCTTACCGATTGGCCGTTTAACTGACAATACGTTACTACGTCTTCATAGCGAGGCTTGCCTGAATAGTCGGGAGGGGATGGATAGTCTTCAGGCCACTCGCCGTCGACGATCATTGAGGTGATCACCTCCTGCAGGCGAGGCGGCAATTTGTCGATTGAACTGTGGGTTCTTCGCTTGGTCATATCTCCAGGGCCGAATCGGTCTGGGTGCGGTCGGCGATTTCCTTACCCTCAGCGGTTAAGCCAATAACTTTTTTCTCAAACACGTCCTCTCCGCCAAGCTTGTCATCGACATATTCGACATAGCCTTTTTTCTTGAGATACCAGATGTCTTTATCCAGGAGCGAGAATGAATAATTCTCGTCGAAGCCAACCATGGAACGATACAACATGCGGACCAATACGCCTCCCGGGTTCAACCGGTCAATATGCTGAAGAATTATAACTCTGGTTTGTTTCATTTTGGCAGCATCACGGTCAGTACTCATTTAATTTTCTCCATTCTTGAACTCGCGCACTATTTTGCGGGCGATTTCGCCACTTATCTCGGGCAGTTTCTCAATGACTTTAAGATTACCCTCCAAGCGATTCATCGCCGCCGAGAGCTTCTCAATCGCACGTCTTTGAAAGCCGGTTTCACGAAGAAATAATTCACCACC